ACAGGGCAGTTATCGCCAAAGTTCTTCTTTGGGCACAAAAATCCTCCTTGTGCTACATTGTAATGGAAAAACTTCTCCTTAAAGGGATCTCCATCAGGTGTCGGAACGATGCGAACATTGTTCTCTCCGTCTTTGGGCTTCCAAAAGTCACCCCGCTTGCCGTCTCCCTTTCCGGTGACAGCGTTAAGTTTTGCGCGCATTGCGTCTAAATCGAGAGCCATAATATTTCTCCTTTATTTTTGTGCTCTTGTTGGCTAAAGCAGGTCGGTTAATGTCCCGACCAACTAAATCTATTATACCAAGTTTGACTTGTTTGTCAAGTAAAAATTACATTTCTTGTACGAATGACGAATGAGACAAAACGTATGCAAATTCGTCGTTATAAGTTGTTGAGTATATCCCATAGCTTACCTTCTTGCTGTCTGTTGCTTTTTCTTTCACCTGTTTCACAATCTTTCTGTGAAGCAGCTTTTCTTTCCTGAGACTCTCTTCAGGTATGCCATAATAATAGCGTGTTTCTCGGGCCCTGTCAAGAGGAAAGAACAAGTTTTCTTCACCTGTCTCAATGTTCATCATTCCAATAGTGGAAATCTTAGCAGTCTCCACTGGAGGTGAAAATGTGTCGGTAACAGAGTCAACGTGATTGAAGAAGTTGATCATATGAAACGCTGAAGAGATCAGGTCGTTCAAGGAGTCGTGATACCCCAATATTGATGCATCTTCAACCATCGGGTCTAAAGACTCGTTAGATACTAAGAATATTCTTTCCAACATGCCCGAACGAGTATAGTGCTGCAATACATTGCGGACGGCCCTCTCTTGCATCTTCTTTTGTTCGCTCAAAAGATCTGTTTCTGGCTTTACGTATAAAACATTGATGTCGCACCTTTTGTGAATCTGTTCAAGTATGACCAAAGAAGCAGATGCAACGGTGCTTGCACCGCATACAACAAAAAGCACAGAACCCTCCACCTTTTTTAAGAGCGTCTTTACTCCAGGGATTGTTTTCTCGTATTTTTCAGGATTATCGTACTTTCTGATCTTTTGATAGTTCTTTTCTTCTGACTCTTCGTGATCAATCTTGTATACGTCGTATTGTTCGTACTGTTCTAGCTTTCGTGCTACATTACATCCAACCGTACCGAGTGCAATTATTGTTTCCAATTGATTTCCTTCATTTCTCCAAAATTCTTACCCATATTGACATTGACTCTATACTGTCCAAATCTCGTATTTCTGAAGGCTTCTATGATCTCTCGCAATAGCGACTTTTCAGAGGCGGCGAAATCTAAGATAATAGAGTCATGCATCAAGAAGGCAATTTTGCTCTTCTTTTGGTCTAATATATCGAATACTTTTCTTGCCTGCTCCAAGCATACATCATTTGACGTCGATTGTAAAGTATAATTTACACAATGATACTCATCACTGTCGATTTCTCTAAAAAACGGTGTAGTGACCTTTTCTCCGTCCCAAAACCTCTTCTTTATCAGTTCTCTGTTATAGGTATCGGATGAGGCGTCATCATTCGAGGCAGGATTATACAGCCAAGCGAAAAATCTCTTTTTTGCCTCTTCTCTGGTTCCGGACTTGTAGACATTTTCTACATTCCAGTCATGAATGTCCACATCTGGCTGTTCTTCTCCCAAAAGAGCCAATAGGGTTCTAATTTCCGCACCATTTACATCAACCTCTATAAACAGGTCGTTATTTGGAATTACATACTTTCTCAATTCCTTATCAAGAGTCAAAACTGGAAAATAACCTTTGTCGACCGTTAGTCTTCCTGTCTTTGTTCCGAAGAGCTTGTAAGATACGCAGTTTCTTACTTTTCTCAGAGTTTGGGAAAAGGCCATGTTTTTAGCTTTATAGGAATCTGCTTTTAGCCTCTTTGTGTCGATCACAACTTCTTGGTGCTTTATCTCTTCAATCATCTTCGCGATGCTCAATAAGTGCTCGTATTCTTTTGGACGAGAAACGCTAGAGAATACATGCTCAGTTATCCTGTTTTTGATTTCCAAAAATCTGGAAATTTCTTTGGGCGAAATAATTTCGAAAAAGCAGTTTTCAGAAAGGTCTACCTTTGCAGTATTTAGAGATTTTAAAAACGCATTCATCCTTCTGGACACAGTATCCCAATCGTGACGCATGTGGTCAGGGCACATCTCGTCTATCGACTTGCCGCCGGAAAATAAAAATCCATACTCTATGTTGTCATGATCTAACAGGGTCTTGGTATACTTCCAAGTCCTTGTCAGCTTAGAAAAGTCGATGTCCTCAAACACACATCGAGAGTCGTAATAGAGACCCAAGCACTCTTGCTTGTCATCAATACTCTGAAAATACATTTAACCTCAATAACTTAAATTGTTTGGATCGCCCATTGAATGATCTGAACCAGTTGGGACCTTTCCCTTGAGAAGCAAGTTGACTCTTGGGTCTCTCTTTTTGAAATAGTCGTTTATCTCTTTCATAGAACGGTTTGCCCACAGTTTTCTTTCTGCATTTCTTCGTTGTGTTCTCTCTTCTCTCTCTTCCTGAGAGAGGCTTCCAGCTGCCCAGCCGGAAGCTGTGGCGCGCTCGTTTTGAACTTCGTTTTCTCTGCTTCTAAGATAGTTTACTTTTTCTACCAATCTCTTCACCTCTGTTGGATGCATGTCTATCCCAAGCTCTGAGGCTTTTACGAATATACATATCTCGGTCCACTCATTCATACTTATTGTACTGTTATATTGGCCCAATGTCAAGTATTGTCTTGTTCTTGTTTTATTTCTTAAGCCCTTCTTTGTGACGGCCGTTGATTTTTGAAACGGTCTTGCTGCAACAAACTCTGTATAAGATCGATAAACGAACTCTCTCATTCTATGCATGTCTGATCTGTATGCTGGATAACAATAGTCCTCAAAGTAGTGCTTTGGCGAATAGATGTCGTAATGCTTCATGTATCTTTTCATTGTTGGTGAGCCTAAATTAGCGACCAGAGAATAGGGGGCGTTTTTGTTTACAAAAAATCCATACCTGTTAGCGATTGATGTATACTTGTTGAACACATAGGAGTCCATTATCTCAAGATTTACTATATCGTCCCCGTGTTTGAATTCCGATAGCTCAATAATCAGGCCTGTGGACTGTATTGGGCAAAGGTCGGACAGCAAGAACCTACTAAGCGTCATTGGAAAATCTTTAGCGTAAGCTTTGACAAACCTCTTGTACTGCACTATCGCATCATGTATATTGTGTACATGTTTCTTGTTTGCCATAAGATACTCTGACATAAAGAAGTTTTTCATTAATTGCATATGATCTTCGAAGGCAGAGAGAGGACTAGTCCATGCTCTCTTGGGATTCAGTCCGTCGATTACGCCTATTTTGCTGCTCATTTGCCCTTTGGCTACGGCATCTGTAAAAAACCTCTTCATGTCTTCAAAAGCATGGGCCACGAAGTCAATCGCGAATAATGTTTCACCATCCGAGTTTAATTGCTTTAATGTACTTTCTGGGAGGTTGTGTACGGCATTACCTTCAAGATCGATCTTTCCATATAAAGGCTTGTCATACCATAGATCTATGAATCTGTTCTTTTGCTTGGTAGCATCAAGAAAATCCAAAGCCATCTTCTTATAGTCTAAGCGAGAATCATAATTGTGCATGGCACTGCTATTATTAGTTGATGGTATTATCATTTGTTATTTGACCCTCTGCTTGGCAAGCTTGTTTGCGTCGGCGGCCTTCTTGGCGACCAATCGCTGCACGTTTGCCGGCACTTCTGAAAAATTCTGCAACTTACCGTGAAGCGTTGTTGTGAAACCAGACATCATATCTATTTTCATCGATGCCTGAGTTGTAACATAGTACCCTCCTAAACCGAGGGCTTGAGCTGCTCTTCTGCCCTCCTCCCCTGGAACTGTGGGTTGAAGCCAAAAATTAACACCCTGAGAGAAAAGGTTGTTTCCCACCATTGTCAAGTCCACATCGTAAGGTTCCTTTATCTTGTCTAGACCATTGTCTGCTCCGGAGTCCATCATAAAACGGGCTGCCACAACATTTGGCATACTAACCTTTGAAAAATTAGCTGTCTTTACCAGGCCTCTATCTCTGCCCAAAGTGAGTGCGATGGTCTTTCCATCTAGCGCCTCTGTCGCGGTGGGCTTTTTCAACTTTGGTACGATTTGGTTCGATGTAAATAAAACAAAGTTGTGCATATTTGATTTTGTTTTAGGATTGTTGCTTACAGCCAAACCATTCAAATCTGGAATTGTTATCTCTTTGTTTGCTTTTTTAATTCTCTTGTCGCTGGTAAAAGTATTCACATTTACTGCTAGAGTTGTTTTCTGAGAGTCTAGGAGCTTTACGAGGTCACTTTCACCAGAAAAAGCAGGTCTTATCAGGTTGTTGAACGCACCTATTATAAAGCTGCTCAATTGCACATTTGAAGTTGGCTTCTTGATATATTCATTATGTATCCAAGCACTATAGTTTCTAACTGAAATCGGAACATCAACTAGCGGTAACTGGACGACAGTTTCTTCAACCATTGAAGTCTTAAAGTCTGTTAAAGGCATAGTGAGGGTCTGAGTAACATTCTTTTTGAACGGCATTGTTCCCAATATTATGCTTACGTCTTCTGCACTAAATTCCGCACCTGCCATATTCAACGCCGACTCTACCAAGTCACCAAAATAAAAGAAGGGTAACTTAAAGGTACCTCCACCCAGGTCCCTGGTGTTTAAATCTGCCGCAGACAACTTTTCGAATGAGTTATCTCCTCTCTTTCTTTCTCCAATGATGGCTTTCTTTGCTATGTTTCCCTTCGCGGCCTTTTTCTTTTCTTCGTAAAATAAAATTATTCTGTCCCGCTCAGCCTTTCTCTCCTTGTCAGACAGCTCACCAGAGATTTGGTTTAGCGCATCTCGCATCGACAGATCCGCCTGACTTTGATTAAAATATTGCCTAAACTGCGATTGGCTAACCGCTACATAAAACTGTCTGCCCCTATTCTCAATGTCTGTTAAAATTTGACTAAAGTTTTTCCCTGTTCTTGTGTTGTTCTTGTTAGCAATCATTTGCGAAACTACACGAGCTGCCCTCTTTCTGTGATCCATCAGGTTTCCAGATGTCAGGAAGTTCTTTATCTCTGTATATGCTTCTGCTCTTTTCGCAGGTGGAAAATTTCTATCCGCAAAGTCTTTAAGCTCCGCATCAGTGAATACATCAGACTTAATTTTTTCGTTATCATCCTTGTCTTCAGTTTTGCTTGTTGGGTTCATGCTAAGGTGTTTGTTGAATTTTCTTTTCACATCTAAGTTAAATTTTTTCTGCTCCTTTGAGAGGCGCTTTTTCCCCTCCCTTGGTTGAAGCAAATTAATACTGTCAAGGCTTCCCATTATGCGAGACTTGTACCTCAAGTTCAAAGAAAAGGTACCATCCTGCTGAAATTCAAATGTGTGCTCCACAAGTTCCATTATAAGTGTCACAATATTGCTCTGTATTGCAGACTTTAGACTTGTACTTATTAAGTCCTCAGGGGTGCCGTGCGGCACTGCCCAACCGCATTGTACCTTAAATGCGATATCTCTACTTCTTACCAGTAAGTCCTCATATTTCATTGTTCTTTTTGGTGGCAGGTATGACAATATGTCCGGACCCTTGCTGACGGAGTCACTAGGCTGTGGGGCCATTTGTTGAAAAAATGATCTACCTTGAGCGCCTGGATCATAAACTCCTATTTCTTTCTCAAATACTCCGAGGTTGTCTCCGTAAAGGCTGAGGTTTGCCTCAATTTGCTTTTTTGCCGTCTCTAAATATTTCCCTTCATATGTCCAGCTAAAATCCTGAAAGCCTAACGTCCTTGTTCTGCCGAATTTTAATATTTCATCTGGGCTTGCAAAGGTCCCCTGAAGAGGTATTTGAAATTCTTTTTGAGCTGGGCCTTTTCCGATTATCAGAAACATCTTGAAGTAAGGGACCAGCGCAGACACCTGCAGGTTTGTTATTTCCAAGAAATCTTTCTTACCCTTGAAGGCATACACTTCATTTTCTAATGCTTGTGATGGATCGTGGTTTCTTAAGTAATAAAAATTATTGTATCTCTGGTCGGCTGCTTGGCTTACCATGTTTTCTATGTTGGCCATCAACATAAGCTGTTCTCTAAAATTGTTTGCTGCTAATGTCTTTTTCTCTACGGCGATGACCGCCTTGACCCGTTGCGCTTTCTCGGTGGTCCGCTCTTTAAGGCCATCAAGATCCCCAAGTGTGCGCATGATGAGGCTATCGCCTCTATTGCCAGGGGTTTTGTTAAAGTAAGCAGGAACTGGGCTTTTAAAATCGGTGATTTCAGCGTGCAATTGTTCTAGTCCGCCCGCGTCGCCACGCTCATTTATCTGATGCAAGTAAGTCCACTGATCGTGAAAAGCATATGGATCCAAAAGGGTGCGATCTCCCTCTACGGAAAGATTATCAAGACCTTCTTCTTTCAAGAATCCCACCCACCACTTGCGGGCAGCCATTGCCTTTTCGCTGATCTTTCCTTTGGCTCTGCCCTTGCCCATTCCCATTTTATTTGCGCCATCGTCTCCATCCCGTTCGTTCATAGCGAAATAAAATTTTAGGGCACCGTCTGGAATTGCCATGCCGCCGGCATCAGTGCGTCCAGAACCTACTAAGCCCTTAGGGCCAGGGGCCTTAACCGAGGCATGGGTTGGCAGAACACTGAATCCTCTTGAGGCAAAATTACGGACACCGTTGGCACCACCTTTCTGCTTTTGCTTGGCAATATCAACGGCTTCTACGTCCTCGCCAGCGAACGCGAGGTGCAGGGCTATTAAGTGAGCGCCTTCAGTAGTTGTGGACCTGTAATTCTCAAGAGCTTCAGGTCTGGATTCGTAATACTTGTCGGATGCGATAGGGGAAAACAGCTTATCAAATATTTGTTTTACTTTAGGATTCATGATTAGACTCCGTAGTAGTCCAGCACTTCTTGTATCGGCGTTGGGATGTATACCGTTTGTCCGATTTCAAGATGAGACTCTGTAGGAGCCTGATTAAACCACGCAATGACCCACCACATTTGTGAGTTGTTGTAATACTGGTGTGCTAGTTTGTGGTACTTGTCTCCTATTACCCAAGTGTGCGCAATGATATTTAAATTTGCAATATCTTCTTCTGTTGGATGTGAAAAAACAGGAGTGGTAAATATCTTTACATGCTTTAGTCCTCGCTCTTTCAGCATTGGCTTGTAGCGATCTAAATCGTTAATCACTGTTGGTCTATTTAAGTATCTATCAGTCATATTCTAATCCTTAAAGTTTAAAATTTGGCACGGCGAGCGGGCCGGAGGACTTCCCCGGCGCTAGGGCCTTCTTGTCGGCAACCTTATCCACCTTAGTCCCTGGCTTGCCGGGGGTGGCCTGAGCTGTTGCGGCTGTCTCTGTTTTGCTCTTTGTTCTCGGCCCGGGCAAGACATACTTCTCGCCCTCAACATTCGCATTGATTCCGGGGCCGGCTCCAGATGAATTCGGAAAGCCCTTGCCTCCAGCAAGCCACTTCTTTGTTGATGCATCCCAACCCAAATCGTGACTATGAAGGACCTTGAAATTAACATTAACAGAATAAATTAGAGGGTGAAAATTTCCTGTAGTGTTTCCTCCCACTGTCTCTGGTACAAAACCAGTATCTAATTTTGGAGCATAACTAAAGCCATCGACATAACCTACAAGGCCAGAGTGAAGAGGGTCCGTTGTGGTTTGTTCTCCTGCGACTGCAGCGTTTTGTATTAAGTTAACAAACTTGATCTTTATTAAAGGAGGGGCGGTCATCGTTTTCACACCATATTGATCGGTCTCGTACGCTGGATACAAAAAGCTAGAAAGATGCTGAAATCTGTGAGTATTCTTTATTGCTTGCAATTGCGATTCTGCTATTACATCGAAAGCGAATGTGATGCTTCTTTTTGTATTCTGATATGTCGCAATAGGGTCCATACGACCGTACACGTCTTCTTCCGACCAAGTTGAAGTAAAACTATCTTCAAAATTTGTTACAAAAGCCTCAAAGAAAACACCATGACCGCTTGGAATGTGCTGAAAATTAATTTGCCATCCACCTTGCTTGGTTATGGCTTCTACTCCTGATGTGTATCCGTCATCATTATAGTCATGTCTGCTTCCCATACATCAAACCCCCACGTTGTAAAAATCATTATTCACTGTTGATATAACAGATCTAGCAACCTCTTTTCTATCCAGCTTTATCACTATTTCTTTACCGCCGGACTGCGCCATCAAGCTTATAAGTCTATCTAGCTTCTTAGCAATTAAACCACCCTCTTTTACTCCAATTATTTCATCGGACATGTTCGCATTGACCTTTCTCTTAAAGTCGCTAACAGTAAAATCGTTCTTTTGCAGGGTGCCTTTCTCTCTGTGATATTTTGCGTTCACTACACCGCAATTTGGGCCTCCCTGATTTGGTGGTGCAATCTGGTTATTGTTTGCGCAATAATTATAACGCTCTTGAGTGCTTTTCGTTGCCCAATCCACACCTGTCGCCTTGATACTTGCTTGTTTAAACGCGCTATTATCACCGGCTCCGCGAGCAAGAGCTGGGTCTTCAGCACCCGTAAAGCTAAAGTCTGAGGATCTCAACCCTGAAAGGCTTGTTGCCTTTTCCTTGTTAAAAGACTCGTAAATTGCCGAACCTATGGCTACGCCCACGGCCCCGGCGCCGGCTACTGCCAGGGCGCCGCCTAGGCCTCCGATTCGGTTCCCTGCACCAAGAGTTTGGCTGAGAAAACCTCCTGATGCGCGTCCGGCCATTGCATTGAACCGCGAGCCCAATAGCGAAAACCCCTTGTCGGTGGAGGTCGCCAGGTCCCCCGTCACGTTGACCACCTCTTCACCGATATCGCCAGCTTGGTCAGCCATTTCGTCGATAGCACCGACAGCGGTTCGGCCTCCACCATTAAATGTTCTTCCCATATCGACCATAGAATCATTACATATTCTAACACAGTCACCCATAAGGCCTCCAGCGCCACCTAAAATACCGCCGCCGCCTTCGTCAGCTCCGCCTTCAATCGCACCTTTGACAAGTGCACTTCCCAAGCCTCCGCCGGCAGCGCCTTTGCCTCCCTTTAAGACAGTTGCGATCTGGAATCCTTGCATAACTGCTGATCCAGCAGCCAACACTCCTGTGATTAGATTTGTATTTTCCGCGATGGTGTCCACGAGGCCACTGGCCATCCCTTGACCCGCTGTTAATCTTTCTGTCTCCAGCTTTGCTTTTTGTTCTGCTGTCAACTGAGAGGCTACTCTAGCTTCTAACGCTTCCTTGTCTGCTTGCTTTGTTGTCTTTAGAAGTTCTGCATCAATGTCGACTCCCTTTTGAAGCAGCTTTTGGAGCATGGCCGGATCCATTCCTGGGATTGATTCCGACAGGGCTTTTACTATCTTTCTGTTGTTCAACATTGCACCAGTGGGATCCATTTTCAAGATTGTTTCTCTAACCATCTTAATCTTGTCTGGTACTTCTGCATTTGATAGTGCGATTGATTGAAGACCTTCGCCGATGCCTGCCCCTAATATTGCGTTTATCTTTCCGGCTGTCTCTGCAGCGCCTTCTATTGTATCCATCGCGTCAAAAGCACCTATTAGGCCATCAACTTCTATCCCCAACTTGCTAGCAACTCGGATCATCTTTTCCTGAACCTTTACGAAGTCTCTACCATACGCTGCTAGGCTCTTGCTTCCTTGCTGAAAGGCTTGAGCGATCTCTGAAGGTGGACGCTTGAGTTCGTCAGCCAGCGACATCATATTTAGTGTTAGTTGTTCTGCTTCATCGTCGGTCTTGCCCAGAGCCTGTCTGAAAAACGCAAAGGTTTCTGCGCTTTGTTGTGATGATATGCCCGCTTGCTCCATCACTGCAAAGGTTTTGATCAACCCCATGGTCTCCTTGCCGGCGGGATCAAACGTTGAAAAGGAAGCCTGAAGGCTTACTAATGCGCTATTTAGCTCGGCGCTTTCAACACTTAAGGACTCTGATTTCAAAGCTATCTCTGTTAATTGTTCCCTGTATCTTCCAAAGCCCGATGCAGCATCTCCTACAACGAGTCCCGTTTCTCTAAAGATTTCCAAGCTTTCGTTTTGAATATTTTTAGCCTGCTCAAAGACCTGCTGCACACGACTGAACGCCACATTTATAGGATCGAACTGTTGTACAGCTCCTTTGAACAGATCTGACTGCGCAAACTTTTGAAACGCCAAGCCCATTTGCCCTGCACTAGCAGCAGTCTTTTTTGTCTCTTCGCCGAGTGCCTTTTGTGCTTCTTTAAGCTTCTCGGATGCTTCTTTTGCCTCAGCTTTTGCTTCTGCAAGCTCTGCTTGCTTGCCGATTGCATCCCCAGTCTTTTTAGCTTCTTTTTCGAGGCTTTCTACTCTCTTCTTGGCCGCTTCGTGTTCTTTTGTCGCGGCGTCTGCTGCTTCTTGGGCTCCGGTTTTATAGTCACCCTGAACACCTGTAAGCTCCTTGAAGGCATCTCGCATATCCATGAACACACCTACTGAGGTTAGGCCTGTTTTTCCTAGATTTAGTAAACTTGCGGATGTGTTTTCCAATATGCCTGCAAGAACTTGTCCGGACTTGCCTGCTTGGTCTTGTGCGTTCTTAAGCTTTAGATAATGTGCTTCGGCGGATTGGAGCGCCTTAACAAGCTTGCCGTCGACTGCGCCACCTTGAGCGACTATTTGAGCGATCTCTGCTTTTCTTTGTTCGTATTGTTTCTCGGCTAATTGTACATCTAACTTGCGCATTTCCGAGACGCGCCCAAGAACAGCTGCCAGATCTCTCTGTTGCTTGATTGTTTGAACGCTTGCTGCAGCAGCGCCGGCAGCGCCTCCAGAGGTTGCAACAATGGCGCTTGTTAGCTTATCAAGTTCATCAGAACTTAAGTTGCCACCAACGGCTGCTTGCAAGATCGCCTTTATGTCATTATAATTAGCCACTGGATGCCTCCATTAGTCCTACTTGAAAGGCCAAACCAGTCCAGTGTCCTTCTGAAATTTGTTTACCGCTCCGTCTAAACGATATTTAGATCTGTAAGTGGCTGGATTGTTTAGTCCGTATTTATTGTAGGCCGTAATATAGTCTTTTTCTGCTGATAGTGCTTTCACGAAGCGATCTATCTGCATTGAATTTCCTTTTATCTTTACAGGATAGTAAGTTCCTGTCATGAGAACATTCATTAGACGGCGAAATTGACCACCTAACTGGTGCATTGACAAGGGAACCTCGTTTATTGCCATGAGGTCTATTACTATTTCTTCATTTTCGCTTGACAATTTTATGTCCTCCAAAGTGTACAAGTAATCAAAACTAATTAGTTTCTAAAAAACAAAATGGGGCACATTGGCCCCATTATTTTTGCTTCATTGCCTTTTCAGCTTGCTTGTTCTCATCGTCAAACTGCTTACTGAGTCTGTCGAGAAACCATCTTCTAATTTGAACTGGCAAATTATACGCTTCCGTAAAGCTCCAACCTCCGTGATACTTCAGTAAAAAGAACTCTTCGTATACGCCTTTTATATATTCGTTATCCAGGCCAAAAAAACTCCCCTGTTATAGGGACCTCACTTTCCATTGTATGGCCACAATGAGTGCATTCGGCTTCCTGAATAAATCTTATGTTTGGCATAGAATCTTTATATGCATCTCTTATCTTTCTAGAGTCCAAGGCTGGCATGTTATCGACGAAGCCTGCGATATCATTGCCATCCGTAACACCATTGACACTATAAATCATTGCCTTTAGCATGTCAGTCAAGGCACTGTCTGGAAGACCTGCCTTTTCCTTCATTTCTCTTGTCTTTGTTAGCCTCTCGTCATCAGTGCCTGTTAGGGCCTTGATTTCAACGAGGGCTCCAGTCTTTGGTAGTTCAACTTCTATCGTACCATTTGCTGTATATTTAACGTCCTCATTTTCTATGTTTGTATAGCAATCTGTAAAGTTTCCTAAATCAAACGTGTGATCAAATTCCTTGAAGCATGCCTGGCAAGTCATCTTTACTGGATATGCAGTGCCATATCCTGTTATTCTTGCTGCAAACATCAAGGCGTTTCTGTCTCCTATCAAGAGATCTGCTACATCTACATTTTCCATGATGATGTTTTGCAACATTCTATCTATTGCAATACCTCTTTTTAGAAGAGCTTGACTTGCCAAAATATCTTCCTCTTTGGCAGTCATGTGACGTATCTCTACTTCTTTTTTCCCATGTAAAGGATGCCCAACAGGATATAGCTTCCCTCCCGAAGGGAGTTCCACTATTTCCGTTGGTACTGAAAAGTTTAGTAGAGAGCCACCTTGAGGAGCGGTGGTTTGATGGAGGAGATGTTCTGCCGTTTGGCGTCTCCTCTGTTCATTTCTGTCTGACAACTTAACCTCTCTTTCTTATGTTGTATTATAGCACATCTAAATGGCTATTTTATCAATTATTTTAGCCGCTTGTGAAGCCACCCTGATTAACACCCTGGCGGGATTTGCCGATCTCAGACTTTGCTGCCAAGTGGACGCGGCTCTTATCGGGTGACTTAATTGATGCCCAGTCATACCTGACGGTAATTGTGAGATTCAATAGGTCATCAGATGTATAATCAAGCTCGTCGAAGTCAACAGACTTTATCCAAGCGTTATAGAACGTCCACTCCTCAACTGGTGCGCCTTCAGCATCCAGAAGCATCAAGTACATTCCATTTATAGCGCTTGTTGCTGCCTTCTTGGTTATAACTCCAATGTCATTGGTGTCGCCCCCACCCAATCCGAGGTTATTCTGAGCAAACTTATCTGGAGTTCTATAGCCGGACTTTTGAAGGAGTTCATACATCGTGAGAGATGCATCCGGATTTATAGGATCAGCCATTGTCATAGTCAACTCATCGTAGGAAACTCTTCCGGGATAATAAAACTTGTAATTTAGAAAATCGTGCTCTGCCTCAGTTAGACTGATCTTTGGACGTGAAGCTTTCTTCATGATCCAGTGCGGAACACCGTTGAAGCCCATTATCCATCGAAACTTTCTTTTCGGTTCGACGTCAACGCTACTCCAAAAATTGTTAAATCCGGTACTCATATTGTAAATTCCTCCTAAAAAGTTAGTGTCACAACTTTAATTAGTTGTGACAACTGTTTTATTTATTTTAATCTTCAAAAGCCGCGCCATTGTTCGTGACGATAAAATCAATAGCGATGAACTCTAGAGCCTTTGTTGGCTTCAGGAAGACCTTCGCATACATGATGTTTCTATCAACAAGATCAGCAGTCGTAGTAGAAGAGTCAAGAACAACCTTAAAGTCATCCAATCCCAATCTAGCCTTGAGCGAAGCCAAGAACGGCTCGATCTGACCCTTGAAGCGATTCCATGTCGACTGTACGTTCTGATCGAAGAGCAGTACCGAAGCAGTTCTCGAAATCTCCTTCTTGACGTAAATCATAAGTCTTCTAACATTGATTCTGTCAAGAGCGGATGGCGTTGCCATAAGCGTCTTTTGCCCGAAGATCACAATGCCCTCTGCAGGGAACTGTGCGATTGGGTTGATGCTGTGCTCATAAAGCTCATCTCTATCCTGAGCGGAAAGTCTCTGTGAAACTCCCAGAACTGGAAGACCTGCAGCTCCATTAGAGAGGCCTCCGCGAGTGAACCCTGCAGGAGCAAACCAGAGCGAGTGATTACGCTCAGTGTTTGCAAATGTTCCAAGTGCCACGACTGAAGGTGGTACCCAAACCTGCTGTTCTGCGATCTCATCCTGAATCTTAACCCAAGGGAAGTACGCACAACCATAACTGGTGTTAAGTCCTCTTGTCTTGAGGTTGTTTACACAGTCAGTTACGTTGTTGTTTGTTATTCTTGTCTTGAAAGAGTCAGTAGTCTCAGTCGAAGGCTGGTAGCCGTTATTTTCGACGTCGATGATTGCCAGAGCGTCTCCTCTGTCTTCACAAACAGTAAGCATGTGATCAGTGATTATCGGCGCTCTAACACCTGGGACTACCAATCCGTTAATGTCCACAACCTCTGGCTCTGCGACAGCGTCTATCGCGAGCTTGAGTGAGTTTGCTGCATAATTACTCTTCAAGGTGAGTCCAGAAGCACCGAGAATATGGTGACCAAAGGGCTCTCTCTCCTTGATGTCTAGGCCGTCAAATCCGCCATACATTGGAGAAGTAAACTTAGTAAATCCACTCTTAATCAAGTCTGTGTATCCGCTTCTAAGTGCTGTGTACGATGTTCCAGCCTTTCTAGAACCGGACGCATAGTGTGCCTTTCTAACCGAAGTAGCTGCGGCGTTGGTAGCAACAAGGTCGTCAAGAGTAAATATGAAAGAATACTCTGTGTTAGAGGCTGCGTCCCAAGCGTCAGCAGCAATGCCTTTACCGCCAGCAACAACGTCCCAATAAGATTCTTCAAACCTCTTGCTAGATGGTGATCTTGTGGTAGTGATACCAAAGTGAGCCATCTTGTCAAAGCGCAAACTGTCGTCCGAACTCGAAACCCTCAAAGGAAGCGAAGGAAAAAGGACCGTCGCTCGTGGGTGTGGTTTAGTAGCATCTGCTGGGATGCCGGCAATAACGCTGGAGGATGGGTGAAGAGCAGCGAATATTGCTGTTGTCTTAAATGGCGAAGCACCAACCGAGCCCGACATGACACCGTTATTACTACCAGACAAGAAAACAGATCCGGTAGCCAAGGCGCTCTCTACGTCGCCAATTCCGACTCCACCGTCACTGGTACTAGACGCGTGAACCGTAGATCCAGTTATCTTACCGACCGCCTGACCGGATAGGTCAACCTTCTTGTATCTTGGAGGTCCATAAAAACCGAAAGGAAGAAGTGCCGGATCCGTAATACCCTCTTCAACGTCAGAGTTAACCTCAACTCTTACGAATCTTGAATTATTTGGATACTGTCCATACATTCTGAAACGCTTTTCGGTATCGCTCCACTCCTGATACATATCACCAATCTTAATTCCGACATAGTTTCTAGAATTAGGATTAAGATTACAGTTTGCAAACTTCTCCAAAGTCTTTATTGCACCGTCGTGGTCTCTTACGTGACGAAGAGTTACGGTGAACGACCCATAAGGATCAACCTCGGTGGGTGCTCTAAGGTCTGAAATTGAAACCTTGATGTTTCTAGAGGCCCATGCGCCGTCGTCCAATGCAGTTACTCTGAACAGCTTCTGCTGCTTTGCAGCATCAAACTTTGTTGTATTGCTTGAAAGGTCCTGACCGAAGAACCAGCCAGTCTTTGCAGGCTGAGTACTTATCTGGTTTGATCCCCAGTTTGTTGTACCTTCCAGACCAACGATAACACCATACAAGGAAGGATCTGCTGCAAGGTTACCCTGGTGCAGAGTTCCACTACTGTGTAGGTCTCTTGCATGCCTGTCGAAGGTTTCACCGAGCCAATATCCGCTTGTGTTGGAGATGGCCGTTGTGGTACCACACAGGGTCGGATTTGTATTAAAAACTTTTCTTATGTACTTGTCGGAACTTCTATCGAAGTTGAAGGAAACCTTTTTACCAACATTCGAGGCGTCAAAGAGAACTGCTGTGAATTCCATTGTCGCGATATTGCTCGATTTAAGGGCGACACCGTTTCCGGCCAGCGCCGTACGGCCGTCGCCTAGGCCGGCCTTGTCCAGATAACCAGCTCGTATTCCGTCATGCAGCGCTCCTGAAAGCTCTATTGCGCCTTCATCAAAATACCAAACTGCTGCCAATGAACCAGTTGCTCTAGCTCGACCTCTTCGGACAACGGGGTGTGAATCACCCAGGAATGCTCCCTGCTGGTCGATCTGATGTGAGCCCGAAGAAAACAAGAATAGTCCGAATGCACCGCCGTTGTCGACTGGAGTTACATCCGTGTTTGCTGCGTGTGAATTGTCTACCTTCCAACCAGCTTCACCACCGGATACTGCGTCTGGGTGTGCTTCACCCAAAACTCTGACTACGGTTATCGGTGAAGAGTTTCTTAGATAAGCTTGCGCAGCATAGGCCGCGTAAGTTGGAGCAAGGTAATTACCCTCTCTCCAAACATCACCTCCCCTTCCACCGGGGATGGGATTACCGAAGATCTCGATAAACTCGCTGAAGCTCTCAACGGTGACGGGTCGGTTTCCTGGGCCTCTTTCCAATCGGCCAATAATAGCTGGTCCTCTCGCGCCTACAGAGGCATCTGGTCTTCCTGTGTTATCGATCTCGTTAACAAAGACTCCTGGCGAGACGAACTTAAATGAATCAACGGACATATTTTGTTTCTCCTTAAAGCGATTAATTTATAAAAGAATCGTGCGATCTTTATACTTCTTACTTAAATAAATAGTCTTTAAGAATCCAAAAGGTATTGGAAATAAATCTTTAAACAACACTATATAGACACAAAAAAAGAGGGGCCCGAAGGCCCCTCCAAGATATCATCACAATATCTATTCTCGGATTACCAGCTTCCGCCTGAACCTGAGAGATAAGTAATCGTCAAGATATCATCGCTGTCCAACGCAAGATCCTCATTAAGAAGAATCTTATAAGCGTTAGCAGAAGCAGTCAACATGTGATAGTCGGAACTACCAATGTTACGGCCGACGTCTGAGATCTGGTGATGGTCACCGTGGAGCAAAATACCGTTCAAGTAAACCATAATGGTACCCGAAACTGGCTGTGCGCCGAGTGATGCTGTGGTATAAGGTGTCGGAACAGCCTTAGTAGCAAACATACCGTGCGTAGGCACAGTACCACTGATGTTAGATCCGTCAGAGCGTACAAAGACGTCCTTTCTGAATCCAACGCTCAAACGACCAGAACTAATAACGAGACCACCGTGGGCATCGGTGTTGTTCTGGATGATGTCATCGTTCAACTTAGCCGCTGTGACTGAATCGGCAGCCAACTTAGCTGTTGTGACATTAGCATCAAGAATTGCAGCAGTCAAAACAGAACCAGTCTGTAGATTATCCTGTGTAACAATTCCTTTACCGTGCAGCTTGTTAAGCTGAATCTGGTGGAACTGACCCATCGAGCCAGAAATAACGGCACTAGCTCCAGTCGACTGAATGGAGCCTGCAGTGGTCAAAGAACCAACAGTTGCTGCTCCGACAATACCGACAGCGCCCGCAATAGAAGCAGACATTGCGCTAATCAGTGAGTATCTCTTAGTTGCAGAACCAAGAGCGACCTTGTTGTCATTCTGTGGAACCAAGTCAGTAATCTGACCGCCCAAGAATCCCAGATCATCAGCATTAGATGAACCAAGCAACACGCCGTTTGAAGCAGTAATACTAGAGGCGGAAATACCACCTGCAGTAACATCTTCAGCAGTGAGGTCGTGTACAGTAGCTGTAGAGCCAGAAATGGTTCCTGCAGATGTCAAAGCACCAACAGTAGCAGTTCCGACAATGCCGACAGCTCCTGCGATAGACGCTGACATTGCACTGACAAGGCTGTATCTCTTGGTTGCAGAACCAAGTGCGACCTTGTTATCATTCTGCGGTACAAGATCTGTAATCTGACCACCCAAGAAAGCAAGATCGTCGGCGTTAGACGAACCAAGCAACACGCCGTTAGACGCTGTAATGCTGCTAAGTGTCAAACCACCAAATACCGCATCATCTGCTGTGATGTCGTGCGCATTAACCGTAGCACCCGAAAGATTTGTCGAAGTAAGTGCACCTCTCAATGCAAGGTGTCCTGCTTCGATTCTCTTAGCCTGGACCAAAGAACCAGAAATAGAACCTGTAACGCCAAAGCGCATACCAGGGGTTCCTAGGACTCCCATTGTAACGCCACCAGACATGAAGCTTGCGCCTGCTTGTCCGTCAACGTTAACAATCAAAGAGTCACCAGTCAACGATCTATTTCCTAGTGTCATCGACATAAGCGGTGCAGAACCAGTGCCAGAGACACCGACCTTACCACCGAGCTGGAAACCAGCACCGACGAAATCACCTGCAACCGAACCAGAAACACCTGCGATGATCAAGTTATCCTTAATCTCCAAAGAGTCCTTGGTGACGGTTCTTGACACGATAGTGTCAACATCCAAGTTTGTGATTCTAGCATGTGATGCAGTAAGTGCAGTTGCAACAACTGTATCAATATTACCAGTATCAATGTGTGCTTCAGCGAACTGCTTCGAAGAAGTACCCAAGTCAACCTTGCTGTCGTTCTGTGGGACAAGGTCTGTAATGAGACCACCCAAGATTGACAAGTCATCTGTGTTTGCAGTACCAATCATTACTCCATTTGAGGCAGTCAGGCTACCTACTGTTATCGCAGATGCAGTCAACTGACCCGTGGTGCCATAAATTGCTGCAACACTGCCAACGACAGTATTTGCGACTGCACCGTCAAGTAAGTTAATTTCTGCAGCAGTTGAAGTAACAGCCGTACCTGCTAGCGACAGAGCACCAGAGATTGCGACCGCGCCTGCAAAGCCTGCATAACCTGCAACTTCCAGCGAGTCATTAATATCAGCATGTACCATTGTTGCTTTCGTACCAACGTTAAGGGTTGCTGCACTTACAACAGAACCAGAAATGGTTCCACCGGAAGTAACACCGCCTGCAGTTACAGTACCAACAACGCCAACTGCACCAGCGACAGAAGCCGACATAGCACTAATAAGTGAGTATCTCTTGGTTGCAGAACCAAGGGCAACCTTGTTGTCGTTCTGTGGGACGAGATCGGTGATCTGGCCACCCAAGAATCCCAAGTCGTCAGCATTTGAGCTACCAAGTAGAACGCCATTTGAAGCTGTGATACTAGAGGCGACAATGCCACCAACAGTTAGATCATCAGCAGCAAGGTCGTGAAAAGTAGATGCAGAACCAGAAACGGTAGCAGCCGAAACTGTATCCGAAACAGTTAGATTATTTCCAATGCCAACATTGTCACTGAAAGATCCAGACTCTGCAAAAACAGTATTCCATGCAAGGGCATTGCTACCCAAGTCATTCAAGCCATCAGTCTTTGGAATAAGGCTTGAGATGATGCGAGCGGTGACATTAAGAGAGTCGCCGGTTGCGTCACCGATTAAAACATCACCAGATGCGGTAATGTTTGTAAGTTGGGAAGCAGAGATAAAACTCTTGAGTGCTCCCAGCGTGAGACCACGCATACCCGCAGATTGGCCACGGGATGACGAAAGCGCCAAAGTATCTGCATCCTGCAGATCTGTAACGAAATCGCCTGCTCCTAAATCACCAAAGTTTAGGTGCTTAACTTCTATTGAACCTGAACTAACATTGTCTTTGGTTAAACCGCCAATGGCGATAAGTTTTGATCCAATCCTTGTTCTAGCCATAATTGATGTACCTCCATTGCCCCCTCCTCCGCCGGCATTTGACATACCTGAAACGGAAAATAGGGAGCCTTCATTTGTTGTTGTTATTGTTACGTTACCAACATCACCATCTGTGTCATTAGTTAAATTAACTGTACTGTCTGAGCGAGCGGCAGTAATACCTAGTCTAGAGCCGTTAACCATGTCTTTTAGCGCTTCGGCAATGTCTGCCGTGCTAAGAGCTGCTCCGGTTCCAGCTTTGGTACCACCCTTAAAATAGACATCATTGGTCAAGTTTGTCGCCCAATATTGAGGACTGTTTGCGTCTTCTTGCGGAGAAGTATGCCTAGAAATGTTCATGACATTTGAAGTGGCATACTCATCATAACCCCAAGAAATCGCCTGCTGTCTCGTACTAGCCGATGCAGCCACTGCTTGAGGATCATTAAATATCAAACTACAAGCATTGCCTTTAGCACCAGCAGTCTCATACGATAGCAAAAGACCAAACAGCTGTGCACTGGTATAAGTGTCATTACCAACAGATGCTGACATCAGGTTTCCGGTTTGACCGATACCCTGAACATCCACATTGGTTTGACCAGTTCTATACGCGTACTTGAAAGCTCCGAAAAGTGCCTGATGGAGCTTCCAACTGTTATTACCATTATTGACGACTCTGATAAAGTAGTTTCTACTACTTGAATTTTCCCTATACAACCAGTATCTTGGCGACCCGGTGGAACCGTACTTCGCGAGCAATACTGCATTGTTGTTGGTAAGGGAAGTCGCATTTGAAGTACCAAAACCAACCTTGATTTCATTGCCATCAGCATCTCTTAGTACCCAGTGAGGGCGAGCGGTGATATCTCTAAGACCAGAGTTGTCAGATTTGTTACCTAGTGTGTTGTTCCAAAATGTACTTGCATTGCCGGCGTCAGACGCGATGATCGAAATCGATCCCTTTGTTGCGCTGCCAAGGTCATACGTTGGAACTGCTAGGCGACCTCTCTGAGAGTCCTCAAAAGGCAACTGACTAGAAGCAGTATATGCTGTTGCATATTCTCCATCATATCTAGTTTGAAGCCTTGTCGCATCCTTATCTAAAACAAAAGTTAAAGTATTAGTACCATCTCCTAACACAAACCTGGGATAATCGGCCGAATCAAAATCTCCTCCTGCGGATGAGATAACGACCGTTCCGGTTGCTGCAGCCATAAGCTGTACCTCCTCATTGTTAGATGGAATATTAACTGCTTGAAATTAAAAGTAAACCAGAACAGGTTTAAAAGAAAATATTATAAATTGGGGCTTACTGGAACGATTAAGAAAATAACAACTTTTTGAGATTCCTAACATTGTTATCGAATCTACAAAATTCTGAACTCAAAAACTCTATTGATCTTTTCTTACACTCTTCTGGATTGTCAAATTCGAAATGAAATCTTCCGCCAGGGAGGCGGTGGCACTTTAATAACTTAACATCAAACATCTGAAGATAAGCGGCTATGCCGATATCTGATGTCACGTACGTTTGATTTTCTTTGCTTTCTTCACTCAATTTCTTGACTCTCCCTTTTAGTATTATATATTATATAGGTTCGCGTGACTGTTTTCGGCCGGGTCATTTTTT